CATTATTGAATGCGATCAGAGTCGCTATGATTCTTGTCAAGGTAGGGGTTGCTATGAAAATGGAGCCCTTTTAAATGGTGTGTGTGGAATCGCTGATCACGATTATGCCAAGTACGCCATGCCTGGTAAGAAGTTAATCCGAGGTTATAGTGCGAAAGGAGTCAAGTATAGGGTTCCTTTTACCATGCCTAGCGGTTCCGATGATACTTCATCATGGAATTCTTTCAATAATGGCTCAACTATGCACTTTTTAGTAAGTTCGTGGGTGGAGATGTATGACATTAAATTGACGTGGCGTATGTTGGTGTTAGGTGATGATAACCTCATTGTTTTTGATGGGGTTATGTCACGATACCACATGGCCCTATTACAGAAATACCTGAAAAGGGGTTACTTTCTGTTGGGCATGAACGCCAAAGTCAAAATGTCTAATTTCTGGCACGAAGTTGAGTATTGTTCTTCATTGTTTTGGCCTGTAGAAGGGGGTTATGTCCTTGGGCCGAAACTTGGTAAGCGATTACCTAAAATTGGTTTTTCATTGAGGAAACTGAAGCCAGGAGAAGTAAAAGGAATGATTTTAGGCCTCAAGAGTGAGGCTGGGTTTATACCATGTTTTGACGTGTATGTCAAAACTATGTTGAAACATTTGGCTGGAGTACAAGCCAAAGAGTTTAATGACTCGCGGAAACGCTATAAATCATTGCCTGTTGAAAAACACACGGCGAGTGTTGATACCGAGATATTTTTTGTTGAACGGTATGGTCTGTCTGCTGATATGGCCCGGTCTGAATTGGTTAATTCCTTTCAAGGCAGCGTGCAGACTTCGTGTGTGAACTTCTGGTGGTTAAACCATTTTGTTGCTGAGGACCTATAGAGTGGTCCAGGTCATAATCCAGCATGATAGCTGGTACCTTTAGAGAAAAGTATCAACCCCGGGCGTGTGAAAATAATGGATAATTATACCGGACCATTTTGGTCTAATGGAAGATTTCAGTCTTCCGTCGAGTTTGGTGATAAGTTGCCAGATGATGTGGTCGATTATCAATCGCGTCTACATGACACTGCGTTTGCCCATTTTGGTGATGAAAGGCATAGGATTGCGGCTGACTGGTTATATCAAGTCAACCTTGAG